CCGTGATCAGGCCGAACAGCATGTTCTGGTCCTGCGGGCCGAGGCGCGCGAGTTCGAAACCCTGCGAGGGTGAAAGGTGGCCTTTCTCTAGGAGGTCGAGATAAGGCGGATTCAGGCGCAGCAGCGACGTGCGATCGGTTATCCGCCAAGGCTGTTTGAGCCCGAGCCGGTGCGCAAGCTGCTCGGCGGTGACGCCCGTGTCGATCACTTTTTGGAAAGCGCGGCCTTCCTCAAGCGGCGTGATGCCCTCGCGTTGCAGGTTCTCTACGATGGCGAGAATATCGCGCTCGCTATCGGTGATATCGATCAGGTTAGCCTCGATCGTGTCGAGCCCGGCCAGCAGGTGAGCACGCCAACGCCGCTCGCCGGCCACGATCATGTGGCGGCCGTCTGGCAAGGCGCGCGCGGTGATCGGCTGAATCAAGCCGTTCATCTTGATCGACGCCGCGAGCTCTGCGAGGGCCTGCGGCTCAAATCGTTTTCTCGGCTGGTCCGGGTTCGGAATGACCGAGGCGATCGGCAGGCTAGCCATGATCGGGTTCCCCGATTTCTGGCACGTCCAGGTCGAGCGTGGTCTTGAACCACTCGGCGACCATGCGGCGGTGACACCAGTTAGCACTGTGAAACGGCGGCTTTTCCCAACAGAGCAGGACTGGCTCGGCACCGACGGCTAGCGCGTGGAGCGCAGCCACGACACCGGGCGGGTTAAGCTGCCCAAGCTGGTCGAAATAGAGCTCGCGGTACATATCTTCGGGCACGCTGTTGAACCACGGCCCCGGCGCGAGTGGTTTATAAATCCGGTAGCCGACCGGCGTGTTGCGCGGTGTGGCGCGCGCGATCGAGATCCGGCCTGGGCCGAAGTAAGTGAAAAACGATGCTGTTTTCATGTCCGTCCTTTTCGTTTTGCGGCTAATTGGGAAAGTCGTTCTGGTTCCACCAGGGCAACCGCTGCCGTTCGATTCGGCAGGGCCGCTCCAGTTTTCGCGTTAGGCGAGCACAAGCTCCTTGGCAATCGAGAACGCCCGATCCTTCAAGGTGGCGCCTTCGCCGAACCATGCGGCGTCGAGCCCGGTTTCGCGCTTGTTGCCGCGCTCGTGGTCAACGTATTGCGTGACCGCGTTCACGGCGCCCCAGACCGTTTTGCCGGCCATGTCGCTGCCCGCGCCTGCGCCGTTGAACAGTTCCAGCACGCGCTTGTAGCCTTTCGTGTTGCGCGCTTTCTCGGCCGCTACGAGATCATCGCGCTTCGTCTTGAACAGATTGAGCAGGAAGGCGTCGACCAGCTCCTCGTCCAGCGGTGCCTGTGCCATCAGGCGGCTCTTGATGATGAACTCGTCCCAACCGGAGACGGCGATTGTCAACTGCTCGCGCACGTCCTGGGCGTCGAACTTGGATAGGTGCGCAATTTTTACTTTCGGCTCTGCCGCGCCTTCCTTCACGCCGCGCTTGCTGTCGCCGACGGCTGCGGTGAGGGTGTTATTGCAGACCACCCGGATGCTCGTGAACTGCGCCGTGGTCGCCATTGAGGCGTCGTAGCTGGTGGCGAGCAAGAGGTACGGACGGACCATGTCGCCGTCAATGATCTTGGCATCCTCGCCGACGCGGGCGAGCGCCCAGATTCGATTACCGCCCCGAAGCGAGCCAGCCGTCTCAAGCTGAAAACCGGCAGACTTGACCAGCTCGTCGAAGAAGCCGAGCACTTCGCCCGGCTGGACGGTGTTGTACCACTTCGAAACGGTCGAGAGCGGCGCGCGCGTGTCGCTGCGCAGCAACACCTTTTGCGTCGGGAATTCATGGAACGCGGGGGGCGTGCCGTCTTGGAACATAACCGGGGTTTCGACCACTTCCCAATCGAGGCCGGCGGCTTTGCGCCAGGTTTCCATATCTGCGCCGGCCGGAAGTTTCGCACCCAGGCTGTGCCAGGGCGTTTCGCCGACGTAGGCCATGTTCGCGCGCTTGTTGCTGAAATCAATTTCGTGTGCCATTTTGAAGCTCCTATAAGGTTGCCCAAGGGCGAGGCCCTTGGGATATTCGAGTGCTGTTACGAAATCTGCCGCTGGCCGCTTGAGCCAATCGGACGGCTGAAATTCACCTTCTCCGCTGCGGCGCGGCCCTGGGTGAATCCGTCGCTTGCGAATCTGACGCGGCTGGTACGGCCGTGGCGCTGCTTACCGAATTGCGCGTCACGCAGCACCAGTTTGTTTTGCACCACCATCAACGCGGTGCCCGTTTTCGTGACTGCCGCTTTCATGGCTACGTCACGTTCGGCGCGCAGCTTTTTCATGCGGTCGATCAAGCGGAGCGCGTAGGCTTTTTGGAAGGTGTCGCGGTGCTTTCCGGCGACTGATTTGGATTCGGCGTAACCGAAATCGCGCAGCTTTTTGAACAGCCAAGCGCAGTATTCGATATCTGCCTCGTCGCCCATGAATTTGATGCAGTGGCCGTAGGTCGCATCCGTCGACCAGATCACCTTGCAGTCGCAAAATGTGCCGACGCCCATGCCGAGGAAGCCGATCCACATCGGGCGCCAGCTCATGGGTTTGGCTTTTTCGCCGATGGCAATCGTGGCGGAAGCCCAGGTGTAGACGGTCTGCTTGCCGGTTGCGGCCTCGAGGTCGGCTGCGTCGATGTTGTGCTGACGCATCAGCCTTTCGGCCATCCTCATGGCGGTTTCTGCTTCGTGTTCGTTGCTGCGCTCGTGGGTCGCCATCGCGAGGAGCTTGGTGATTCTGTCCCGGACGTCGCTCATATCAGCCCCCGTTCTGCGAAGGACAGAGCCGAACCGCCGGCGATGATGAAGTGGTCGAGCACTTTCACATCCACCATGGCCAGGGCCTGCTTGAGGCTGGTGGTGAGGCACTGGTCAGCGTGTGAGGGCTCGGCCACGCCGCTTGGGTGGTTATGCGCCAAGATCACGGCCGCGCAGTTGTGGTGCAGCGCGGACTTAACGACTTCCCGCGGGTAGACGCTGGTCTGCGTCAGAGTGCCACGGAATAGTTCCTCGACCGCTATGACGCGGTTCTGCGCATCGATGAACACGCACGCGAAAACTTCGTGCTCTTTGCCGGTCAACGTGAGTTGAAGGTAGTCGCGGACCATGCTTGGCGAATTGAGCGACGCGCGCTTGAGCCCGAAGCGGTGATTGATGATGGAGACCGCCATCTTGATCACGTCGTCGTCGGACAGGTAAGCGCCGGTTTCTTGATTCAGGACTCTGGTGCTCATGCTTGCACCGGGTCGGTTTGTGAAACATGGAAAACGGTGACTCCGCGCGGGTGCCGACCAATCGATTCGGCTACGCCGGACTCGTTCTTCTTGGTCATTGAGACAAAGGTGCAGACCTTGACACCGTGCTCACCGCGGCGCACCTGACGGCCAAGAGCCAGCCAAGCGTTATAGGTGAGGACGTTGACGCGCGGCTCGATTTCTGCCGCCGGGATTCCTTTGGACTCGAATCCCTCGAAGATCGCGCTGAAGTTGGCGGTGCTATTGCTGTTGCGCGCCCGTTGGAGCGCTTCTGATTGGGTTACACTTTGGACAGCCATTTCAAACTCCTTTGCAGTTTGGTTTGGTCAGAAGCCTCGGTCGGTTCCAAGCCGTCCGGGGCTTCGCTTTTTCCAGGGAGCCGCCTGGCGCGGTATTCCGACACCCTCGCTCGCGCAAGGGCATTGGAATGGACGGCGGTACGAGCGCCGTCCCTTTTGTTCGTTTGATTTTCCGGGTGTCCCCCGCTTGGCCGATGTTCTGGTCGTTTCCGTCTGGGTGCTTTGATCCTCAGGCGGCGGGTCGGGCCGGCTCAGCCAAGAAGCTCTTGGCCTTGAGTGAAGTATAGCATATATACGTTAATAATCAACAAGTTACTTAAGTTTCCGACAAACGGTAAAGGGCAAAATGTTCATCGGCGCCGTCCCAAAAGAGGTCGTCGGACAGGTGCTCGCCACGGTGCCGTTTGATGAGTGGGGCGACGTGTATGTGGGGTGTTCGGGCAGCTTCCGCTTTGATCGCGCGGTGAAGATGCGGCACCCCGGCTGCCGCGTCTATTCGAACGACGTGTCGCTACTCACCTGCAGCATCGGTGCACTCGCGATGGGGCGCGAGTTCGATATCCGGTTCAAGGGCGATCTTGAGTTCGTCGAACCCGCAATCGCCGGCCTGGACTTCCGTGGGCGCGTGGCGGCCGTGATGGTGGCGTGCGCGATGGGCCAGTTCACTGGCAAGAACGAGTACGCCCAGGTGCACTACCGACACTACCGTGAGCGCTTCAGGACGTTCGTGGATCAGGCGCTGCCCAAGCTCGCGACGCTGGTGTCGGAAATCAAGATCGAGGAGTTCTACCCCGGCGACTTCACCGAGCAGGTGGACCGGGCCGAACGCAGCGGTGGCGGTGTCGCGTGCTTTGCGCCGACCTACAAAGGCGGCTATGAGCGGATCTACAAGCTCGTGAACGAAAACGTCGACTGGCCCGCGCCGAAATACGGAATCTGGAATCCCGATTCGCTGCCGGGGTTCATCGCCTCGCTTGAGCAGCGGGGTATTCCGTACTGCGTGATCTCGGATCAGTTGCTCGCCGATCGCACGCCGACAACGGAATGGCGCGGCTCGAACAAGCCGGTCTATACCTATTCGAGCAATCAGGCCGCGTCGCTGCGGCGCCGGCTGCCGAATGAAGTGCAGTTCAAATACGCCGCGGTCGATCCTGCCGCGATTACGGCCGAGAGCAAGGTATCTGTGTGCGTCGTCGATGGCAAACGGATGACGTATCTGAAAAACGTCTACCTCGCCAAAGGCATTGAACACACAACCGGCCAGTTCAACTGCCTGGTGCTGATCGATGGCGCGCTTGCCGGCGGATTCATCTTCGCGCAAACGCGATTCGGCGATAAGACGCGCGAGCTTTACATGCTCTCGGATTTCTCAGTCTCGCGTGAACGCAGGCTATCGAAACTGATACCGATGATCGCGGCCTGCCGGGACGTGATCGATCCGATCAACCGCCGGCTGCTGATCAGGGTCGAATACATCGTGACCACGGCGTTCACGACCAAGCCCGTTTCCATGAAGTACCGCGGGATATTCGAATTGGCCAAGCGCACCGCCGATCACCTGCAGTACCAGTCGTCAATTCGCAACCAATCTATCCAGGAAGTGTTCAATGAATGGCTCCGAAAATACGCTGGACAAGGTGGAAAGCCGGATCGTCAAGGTCAAACTGCGCGAGTTGAAGCTGCTGGAGAAGAACGCGCGCTACATGACGCCGCAGGAGTTTAGCCAGCTCGTCGCCAACATCAAGCAGGACGGGAAGCTGATGGGTGTGCCAGTCGTCTATCGCGGCGAAGTGCTGAGCGGCAATCACCGCGTGCGCGCCGCGATCAAGGCTGGGATCGAAGAGGCCGACGTGCTGGACGTTCTGAGCGAGTTGAGCGAAGAACGGCGCCTGGCGATCCAGTTGTCGCAGAACGCGATCAACGGCAAGGACGACCCGAACATCCTGGCGCAGCTCTATACCAGCATGAAGTCGCTGGAGTGGAAGCAATATAGCGGCGTCACCGACGACGCCTTCAAGTGCACCGACGAGAAGCTCGCGGCCCTCGGCATCACGCGGCCGAAATACGAGGAACTGACGATCCTTTTTCTGCCCGAGGAGAAAACGGCTTTCATCGATTTCCTCGCGCGCATCGAGGCGAGCAAGAAGGCGCAGGTCCTGGTCGGTGAGTTGGCGACGTTCAATGCGCTCTTCGATGCAATCGTGCGCGTCAAGCAGGAAAAGAAAGTGATCAACAACGCGGTCGCACTGCGGCTCCTCGCTGAACTCGCGGTGAGCGCACTCGACGCGGAGAAGATCGTGCCAGAGGCGACGGCGGTGACGATGTAATTGCGTTGGCCCCGAACGTAGCCGATGTAGAGGATGAAGCACAAGCAACGGGGGTAATAGTGATACCCCGCGTTGCTGTGCTAAAACAAACTACGCTTACTTCTTCTTCGATACCTGGGTTAAAGCAGAAGCGGCAGCAGACTTCGCGGCCTTAGACGAGTTAGGGTTATTGAGAACCTTACCCGCATTGCTTGCAGCTTTCTTGCCAGTTGTTTCGTTGCCTTGTTTCTTGCTCATGATACTGTCCTTTTATACAGTGCTCTTGACAGGGTAAGCTAAGTTAGGCCACTATCAAAAGCGTTGTTATAGAAAATGGAGCGGAAGGGAATTGAACCCTTGGGTCAGTGATTAGGAGTCTCTCCCCGTTACCAAACCCGCCCCGTTGCGCCACCAAGACCCGTATAAGTTCTCCGCCAAGAGTTCGCTTATGCGGGTCTTACTTTTTGTGCCTTTCGCGTCGGTGGTGTCCCGCGTGGGACGCGAAGGCTTAAACTTTCCTCATGAGGTTCTCCTACCAAATCATGTGGTTAAAAAATACTTGAGTACAAGTAATGGGTAAAGCCTACTACAAATTGCGGCGGTTTGCATAAATTAGCTGTTTACTATCAAAGACATGGGGGCTGGACTGAAGCCAAAAAAAGAAGTAAAAAGAAAGGTTTTGCCGAAACGGATGAAACCTAAGTGCCTTCCCGATCCTGCGGAATCGCTAGACCACAAGAAGGCGTTTGAGCAGCTTCTAGACGATGCTATATTGGGGTCGAAATCCACGTCTTTTCCTCAAAGACCCCATGACGATAGTCGTCACAATTAGAGTTAATGACGGTGTTGTTCTTGCCGCTGATAGCGCGACTTCGTTTGTTGATCCTGCTGGTGCCGTTGTAAAGGTTTACAACAATGCCAACAAAATATTCAATCTTGTCAAAGTTTGGCCGATAGGGGCTATGACATACGGTAGTGGCGGTATAGGTTCGGCGTCGATTGCTACCCTGTCAAAAGACCTTCGGGAAAAGCTTACGCCCCCGCAATTCATGGCACCGCATTACCAGAAGGGGGAATATGAACTTGACCCGATGTCTTACACGATTGAAGATGTGGCAGCGAAAGCCAAGAAATTTTTGTTTGACGAATGTTACGTTAAGGAATATCCAAACGGTGTTCCAAACTATTACATGGGATACAGAGTTTGCGGATATTCTGCTGGATCAGTATTACCAGAAGTGTGGGAGATACTGATTAATGGAGACAAATGCGAAGGCCCCAACCGAATTTATGAAGATAGTCATTTTGGCCCTCGTTGGGCAGGTGAGACCGAGGCTCTTGATCGTTTAATTCTTGGCTTGGGAAGTCGGGCTCATGAGGCATTGGTGCAGCTTGGGCTTGATCCTAAGATCGCCACTGATACAAGGGATGAATTAATAAACAAGCTATGTGTACCGCTACATTTACCCGCAATGCCAATCCAGGATGCAATAGATTTGGCTTACTTTCTTGCTGATACTGCTGCAAAATTCACGCAATTTAGTTTACGAGCACCCACTGTGGGCGGGCCAATTGAAGTGGCAACTATTACTAAGCACGAAGGTTTCAAATGGGTAACGCGCAAGCATTATTATTCTGCGGAATTTAATCGAGAGAGCTAATCCATGCTTGAACTAAGGCAACTTAACGCAGGCGTCAAATCATCTAATGCGCCGAAAGATTGGACTCCAGATAAGCGGTTTATTGTTTATCAATACCCGCCAATTGCGATTATCTCAGGTCACCAATTGTCCCAAGCGCAACCCCGAAGTTATAAGGCAGAAGAACGAATAAAAGAAGCCTTTGCTCACAAGAGCAAAGGCAAGTAGTGATTAAAGAAATTAGTTTGGCTTGGAAAACTGCTTCGGCATCCTGCTAAACATAGCGGCGGGCGCTTGCCGGTTGTTGTAGCGGAACGCGAATTCATCTACATACCGCTGTAGATATTTCGGTGACACAGAAGCGTGAGTGCTTTTGATCCCACGTTTCAGGTGCGACCAAAAGCCCTCTATGCCGTTGACGTGGTGAATACCATTCACATATTCGTCTTTGTGGTGATTAACCTCATGCCGTGTATGTAACCAAGGCGCACAAGCTGGCGATAGCTGTTCATTTCGTCAGAGCTAATCGTGGTGCCAGATAGCACGTTCCTTTGGATGTGAGGCGCTAGCGAATCGCGGCGCACGTCAGGGACTACATCCATTTTCCGCCGAGCACGCGGGGCTGATCGTGCCAGGGGCGACAACGGCAGCGACACACTGAGTTGGCATGAGGCTCGCCGGTGAGCCTGCGGCCTAGATCGTGCCAGAGGGTCTGACTGCATCGGCGCGAACAAGTGGCATGAAGCTCTCCGGCGAGCACGCGGCCAGAAACGTGCCCGGTTCCACGCGGTGCAAGTGGCATGGTTTTCTCCGGCAGCATGGTGGAAATGGCACTTCCAAGCTATTGAATTGATGATCTTTTTTTCGCAGGTAGGGTGGTAGGGTAGTAGGGCGAAGCTCGAAAAACGCATACACGTCGATTACGCCCCTTTTACGCCGATGTTCATTTTTCGGAGCGAAAAGCACCTTTTTTTCATCTATTTTTAGGCAACCATGCGAGCAGGCCGAAAACCAAAACCGACGCATCTCAAATTGCTCGCCGGTCATCCAGGACACCGCCCGCTACCCGAGGCCGAGCCGCAACCTGACGCCGTCGATGAAACGCTGAAACCGCCGGCGTGGCTGAGCGGGGAGGCGCGCGCGGCGTGGGCGATTGAGTTTCCGAAGCTCGTCCGCAACAACATGATCACCGACATCGATCTCAATGCGTTCGCGCGCTATTGCCAGGCGTGCGGGCGCTATCTCGTGGCCGAGAGCATGGTCGCAAAGCAGGGCGAGGTGCTGATTTCGCCGTCCGGGTTTCCGATTCAGAACCCGTACCTGGCTGTCTCGAACAAGGCGCAGGAGCAGATGCACAAGGCGGAAACCGAGTTCGGCATGACGCCATCCTCGCGCTCGCGTGTCTCTCCCGCTGGGGCGAAGAAAAAAACGAATCGCTTTCTGGAACTAATCGATGGCGGCAAAAAAAAGGACTCGAGCCGCCGCGCGTGACTTTGTAGCAATTGCCGATACCTTCGCGCGCGACGCGCTGGCTGACGCCGATGGCGAGCGGCACGGAAAATGGGTCAGGCTCGCCGCGTCGCGCTACGTGAAGGACCGCAAGCGGGCAGCGACGAAAGGCGGGCCGTTCAAGTTTTCATTGATCCATGCGAACGAGGTCTGCCAATTCATCGAGCAGCTCCCGCACGTCGAAGGCAAGTGGGCGACGCCGACGATCGTGTTGCACGCGTCGCACATCTTTTTCCTGGTCAACCTGTTCGGATTCAGGAACCCGGACGGCACGCGGAGATTCACGAGCGCATTGTTCGCTGTCGCGCGCAAGAACGCTAAGAGCACGCTCGCGGCGGCGATCCTGCTCTATTGCCTTTGCTATGAGGACGAACCTGGCCCGCAGGTCATCACTGCCGCGACGACCGGAGACCAAGCTCGGATTATCTTCAACATCGCGAAGAAGATGGTCGAGCAAACCCATGACTTGCGCGACGCCTTCAACCTGGAGGTGTTCGCCAACGCGATCACGAACTGGCAGGTGGGCGGCAACTTAAAGCCGATCAACGCCCACGCTTCAACGCAGGACGGGCTGAATCCATCGCACACGGCGCTGGACGAGATCCACGCCCACAAGACGCACGACCTGCTGAACGTGCTGAAATCTGCCGCCGGCGCGCGCCTCAATGCGCTGTGGCTGTACACCACCACAGAGGGTTACGAGACGCCCGGGCCGTGGCCTGAAATGCGGCTGTTCGCGCAGCAGGTGCTGAGCGGGCTGATTGAGGCCGATCACTTTTTCATGCTGATCTTCGCGCTAGACGAACAGGTAAGTCAGCCTGGCGAATCGGACTACAGGCCGGCCGACGACGACTTCGACGAATCGAAATGGCCGAAGGCGAATCCGCTGATGGAGGTCAATCCGATCCTGGAGCGCGAGATCCGCAAGGCCGCGATCGAAGCCAAGCAGATGCCGGGCACTCACGCCGAGTTCAAGATCAAGCGGCTGAATCGGCAGGCCGCGGCGGCGAATACGTGGCTGAATATCGAGCGCTGGAAGCGCTGCAACGGGCCGGTCGATCTCAAGTTCCTTGAAGGCAAGGACTGCTGGGCCGGGCTTGATGGTGCGGCAACGACCGACCTTATGGCGTTCCGCTTAATCTGGCGTGTCGATGGCATCGTCTACACGTGGGGCCGGCGCTGGGTGCCGGTTGAAGCCATTGCGCAGCGCACCGAGCGCGGGACAGTGCCGTATGCGGGATGGGTGGCGGCGGGGTTGATAACGCAGCTTCCAGGGAAGGTTATCGACTACGCGTTTGTAGAAAAAGACATTGTTGAACTCGCCCACCGATTCACGCCGAAGGTCATCGCTTACGACCCTTGGAATCTTCGCGACCTGGTGAACCGGCTCCAGGCGGCAGAATTGCCGCTTGAAGAATTTAGGCAGGGGGCGAAGTCGTATCACCCGGCAATGATTGAGACCGAGCGGCTGTATCTCTCTGGAAACCTGCGGCACGGAGGCGATGCGGTGCTCAACTGGTGCGCTTCGAACGTGGTGCCCCGGCGCGACGAGAACATGAACATGGCGCCGGACAGGAAGCGCAGCGCCGACAAGATAGACGATGCGGCTGCACTGTTCATGGCCATCGGCGTGATGCAACAGGCAGAACCCGAAGGCAGTCTCGACGATTTCCTGGCAAATCCGATCATGGCATAGGCGAAACATTGATGCAGACCATAGAAAAGCGTCCGGGCCGAATCAAGTCCGCCATCCGGGCCGCGCTGCAAAGCTGGCTCGGCGTGCCAATCAGCCTGCAGGATGGCGCATTCTGGCGCGAGTGGGCGGGCACCGGATCATTTACCGGCAAGAGTGTCAGTGTGGATAAGGCGCTGCAACTCGCGACCGTGTGGGCGTGCGTGCGGCTAATCTCGGAGACGCTGGCCACGCTTCCGTTTCGCTTCTATCAGCGCAACGCAGACGGATCGCGCACGCCGGCAACTGGGCACGACCTGTACACGATTCTGCACGATCAGCCGAACGCCGACATGACGGCGGCCGTGTTTTGGGAGGTAGTGGTTGCCTCAATGCTGCTCTGGGGCAATGCGTACATTGAGATAATCCGCAGCGGAAAGTCGGTCATCTCGCTGCACTTTCTACTGCCCGCGCGCATGATCATTCGCCGCCTGCCGAGCGGCGCATGGGAGTATCGCTACCGCGACGGCGCGGAACGGGTTATCCCGGAAGCGAACCTGATGCACATCCCGGCGTTTTCTACCGACGGCGTGCTCGGGTTGTCGCCGATTGCCTACGGTGCAAACGTGTTCGGCACGTCGATCGAGACCGACAAGGCGAGCGCCGAGACGTTCCAAGGCGCAATGCGCTCACCCGGCATCGTGACGATGGACGCGATTCTGAAAAAAGAGCAGCGCGAGGAGATCCGCGCGCACGTCAAGAGCGTTTCCGATTCCGGCGGCGTGATGGTGCTCGAAAAAAGCACCGGATTTCAAAAGCTCGGATTCGATCCGGTGTCAGCCGAACTGCTGGCGAGCCGGTCATTCAACGTCGAGGAGATGTGCCGCTGGTATCGCGTCGATCCGGCGATGATCGGACACGGCGGCAAGGACTCGAACTGGGGCACCGGTCTTGAGCAAAAGATGATCTGGTTTCTCACGTTCACGCTGCGGCATTGGTGCGTGCGCATCGAGCAGGCGGTGAGGAAAAACCTGCTCACGCCGGTGGAGCGGAAAACGTATTTCGCCAGTTTCAACCTGGAGGGCCTGCTGCGCGCCGACAGCACCTCGCGCGCCGCGTTCTATTCGAGCATGGTCAACGTCGGAATCTACACCCGCGACGAGTGCCGGCAGCTTGAGAACCTGGCGCCGATGGGCGGCAATGCCGCGGTGCTCACAGTACAGAGTGCAATGGTGGACATTGACGACATGAACCAAGGCACCAATGCGGCTGCTCAGGGTGCGCAGAACGCGCTCAAGGCGTGGCTCGGGATTGAACCCACAACTGCCGGCTCTCCGGCCAAGGAGTAGAACCATGCTTAAACGCACCATGCCGCAAGCCAGACAGATAGAGCGCCCTAACGGCCTCCAGTGGGAACTTGCCCCCCAGGCGCTGGAGCGGTGGACGCCGGACCTGATGGCGGCTGCGCCGGCTGTTGATAACACTATCTCGATTCTGGACCCCATCGGCCAAGACCCCTGGACCGGCGAAGGCGTTACAACGAAGCGGATCGCCGCGGCGCTGCGCTCCATCGGTGCGGAAAAGGATGTGGTCGTCAACCTCAATTCTCCCGGCGGCGATTTGTTCGAGGGGATGGCGATCTACAACCTGCTCCGCGATCACAAGGGCAGCGTCACGGTAAAGGTGCTCGGTATTGCCGCGTCAGCGGCTTCGATCATCGCGATGGCCGGCGACGAAGTGCTGATCGCGCGTGCTGGCTTTCTGATGATTCACGATACTTGGGTCGTCGCAATCGGCAACCGGCTGGATTTGCGCGACATCGCCGACACGCTGGAGCCGTTCGACACCGCGATGGCTGACATCTATGCGGCGCGCAGCGGGCTTGAAGCAAAGGCCGTGCAAAAAATGATGGACGCCGAAACATGGATTGGCGGAACCGCGGCTGTCGATCAAGGCTTCGCTGATGCCTTACTGCCGGCGGACGAAGTGAAAAAGGACGCGAACGCCAAGGGTGACCGCGTTGCGGCTTTTCTGCTCGACATGGCGCTGGCGAAGGCTGGAATGCCCCGAAGCGAGCGCAGAGCCATGCTCCAAGAATTCAAGACCGGCACGCCTTGCGCTGCCGGGGCCGGTACGCAAAACGCTACTGGAAACGGCACGCAAAACGCTGCCGAGGCAACTGAACTGATGTTGGCAATCAAATCATTTTCGCTATAAGGAGCCCATCATGGGTGCACCAAACGAATTTACGATCGACGATGTAAAGGCCGAACTGAAAAAGATCGGCGACCAGGTCAAGGAGGCCGGTGAAAAAGCGCTGGCCGAGGCCAAGAAACACGGCGACATGTCTGCGGAAATGAAGCCGAAAGTTGACGAACTGCTGATCAAGCAGGGCGAGCTGCAGGCGCGGCTGCTCGAGGTCGAGCAGAAAGCGGCGAGGCGCGGCGCCAATGAGATCGCCGCGGTGCGTTCGCTCGGTGCGCATGTTACCGAGTCGCCGGAGTTCAAGGCGTGGCTGGAGTCCGGTGGGATGCGCTCGGTTCAGTCCGGGTTCCTCTACCAGATCAAGGCCGCGATCACCAGCGTCGATACGACCAACACTACGACGGTTGGCGTTGCGCCCGATCAACAGCCCCTGGTCCCGGGCACACAGCGGCGTTTGCGCGTGCGCGATCTCATCACTCCGGGCCGCACCGGATCGAACATGATCTCCTATGTTCGGGAAACGGGCTTTACCAACAATGCTGCAACGGTTTCGGAGACCGTCAAGAAGCCGGAATCGACCATCACCTACGAATGGGTGCAGTCGCCTGTCGTTACGGTCGCGCATTTCATCAAGGCATCGAAGCAGATCCTGGATGACTTCCTTCAACTCCAGTCGAACATCGACGGCCGCTTGCGTTACGGCCTGAAGTTGGTGGAGGAGGCGCAGTTGCTGAAGGGCTCTGGCTCCGGCAACAACCTGAACGGCATCTATACGCAAGCCACCGCGTACAGCGCGCCAATTGTGGTTGCGTCGCCGACCAAAATCGACGTGTTGCGGCTGATGCTTCTCCAGTCGGAACTCGCCGAGTACCCTGCAACCGGAATCGTTCTCAATCCGGCGGACTGGGCTGCGATCGAGCTGACGAAAGAAAGCACTGGCGCGTACATCTTTGCGAACCCGCAATCGCTGGCGACACCCTCCTTGTGGGGCCGTCCGGCGGTGACAACGCAAGCGATGACCGTCGATACCGCCCTCGTCGGCGCGTTCGAGATGGGCGCTCAACTCTTCGATCGTGAAGAGATCAACGTGGTGATCGCAACGCAAAACGAAGACGATTTCGTGAAGAACATGATCACCATTCGCTGCGAAGAGCGCCTCGCTTTGGCGACCTATCGGCCGGAAGCGTTCGTCAAGAACGCCGACCTGGTCGGGTCGTAATTCGCAGTGGCATGACGAAGCCCGCCGGGCGTGATTGCCTGGCGGGCTTTTTTTCTGGAGATGCGCACATGCAAGTTGAAGTAGTTCCTCTCACCGATTTTGTACACGGTCGCATAAGCGCGAACGAGGGTCGGCCCATCATGCTTGAGAACAGTCTTGCACGGGACCTTGAGCGCGCCGGGCTGGTACGCATCAAGCTCACAACTCAATCGAACAAGGAAGTCGTGGGAAAAGTGGCGGACGATGGCGCGGGTCGACCGTTGTCTGCCTTGCAAGCGGCCCATCACTCACCGACGCAGACGTTGCACTTACCAAAACATGGCGAGGGCAAGCGCCGCAAGACCGGCATGTAATCGCGGTCTGTACGACGTTTCGGAAAGCGCCGTGGGCGGATGTGCTCTATGCCTCGGATGCTCGCTGGTGGAGAGTGTACGGCGCAGAGGCGGAACAGACGACAAGCGAATTATGGACGTGCGCCGAACGGATGGCGGGTATCAATTATGTCGAGGCGGTTGACGAGCCTGGCCTATCGACCAAGCCGGGACGGATTCACACCGGACTAAATAGCGGCTACCAGGCGATCGGCTTGGCTTACCTGTGGGGCGCAGCGCGGATCATCCTGCTCGGTTATGACATGCAGAGAGGTCCTGGCGGGGAAAGCCATCATCACGGCGACCACGAAGGCGGGCTGCCGAACCTGGGCACGATGCCGGAGTGGACGCGGCGGATGGTGCAGCTCGGCATTGATCTTCGGGCGCGTGGGGTGGAGGTAGTCAACGCTACGCGGCAGACGGCTATTACCTGTTTTGAACGCCTGCCGATCGACAAGGCTTTGATCCCTGGCAAGCCGCCGCTGTACCTGCAAGGGATGCACGGTTTGGGAGACAACCTGCACGAGCGCGCAATTGTGCGAAAACTGGTGCAGACGCACGAAGTCTGGCTGGAAACGCCCTGGCCCTCAGTTTTTCACGATCTGCCGGTGCATCTGGTGCCTAAAGCTACAGCTTTACGGACGCAGGCCAAGAACGCGAAGCGCGAGGTTGGGCAATACGCTCATGGCAAGCCGCCAGCGGTTATGCCGCAGAGAATTTGGTACAGCCACGACCAAATCCGCGCCACCGGGAGCTTCCTTGGGGCGATGGCGGCGAATAGCGTGGTTAAGGTGGTTCCGGCTGACTTTCGGCTGCCAATTCCTGACGCTTGGCAGGAAAAGGCGCAGGAATGGCTCGATAAGTGGCAGCCGGGCAAGCCGTTGATGATCTACCGGCCACTGGTGGACCGCACCGAATGGGCAGGATGTGCACAACGCAACCCGGACTATGCAGCCTACGCGCAACTGGCTCAGATCGCCCGAAAAGGCCGTTTCTTGGTCTCCGTTGCCGATTTGGAGCCACGAAAGGAATGGATGGTCGGGCAGGACATTGGCGCCGACGCCGAATGCCACCGTGGCGAGCTTGATTTCGAAACGTTGGCGGCATTGACCGCGCAGGCGCGGCTTGTGTTCTGCTCCCCCGGCTTTGCGATCATCCTGGCGCAGGCGGTCGAGACGCCGCTGGTAGCGGTATTTGGCGGTCACGAATCTGCGCGCCTGTATGACCACGGCGACCCGCGTTGCCATTGGATACAGCCGATCACGCCGTGCGAATGTTTCAGCAAGATGCACGCCTGCCGGAAGCAAATCGACATGCCACGCGCTGAGCGGTACTTAACGGAGTTTCTTGATGCCATTGCCGACCGCCAACAAATCGCAGCTTGACGTTATATCGGTTGACCTATCCGGCCTACCAATGCGGTACATGAATCCGGGCGAGCTTGAGGCATTGATTGCGCTGGTCGCAAGCTCCAAGCCAAAGGGAGTGCTTGAATTTGGCTGCAATACCGGACGAACGGCAAAGGCAATTCTGCGCAATGTTCAGGGGATCGAACGCTATCAAGGAATCGACGTTCCGAAAGGCTACATTCCCGCCAAGCGCGTCCAACGTGACGAGGTTCCAGACAGGCCGGGCGAGTTGGCTGCCGATGATCCGAGATTCGAGTTGATCCTGCGTCCGCGCGGTTCTTTCGACTTATCGGCATCCGACCTTGACCCATGCGACGCGGTGTTCATCGATGGAGACCATAGTCGCGATGCTATTTTGCACGACACGGAATTGGCGCGGGCTGTGACACGACCTGGCGGTATTGTGATCTGGCACGACTATCACGACCTGGGAACGGTAGATGTGCGCGAAGTGTTGGATGAACTTCACGCTGCGGGAGCGCAGATTGTTCATGTTGAAAATACGTGGCTTGCTTTCGAGAGGATTGCAGCATGACACCGAAGATCATCACCGAAAGCACGACCGAGCCGATCAGCCTGGCCGAGGCTGGTGAAAATGTGCGCGCAGCAATGGATACGAATTCGCCGCCTGCCTACGTCGAGGCCGCGCGCATCACGAAGCTGATCAAGGCCGCGCGGCAGGCGTGCGAGGAAGAACTGGAAATTTCGCTGGTAGCGAAAACGCTGGAAATCGCCGGCAACTCGTTCGCATCCGTTATCGACCTGCCAGGCGGGCCGGTACGCTCCATCGTGTCGGTGAAGTATCTCGACCCGGACGGCGTGGATACCGTGCTTGCAGCAGATCAATACCGCTTCAGCGACTACGCAAGGGCGTCAGTACTGCTGCTGGCCTACGGCGTGTCCTGGCCGTCAGCGCGCACGGACGTGGACTCGGTGCGCGTGCGCTACACGGTCGGTTACCCGTCCGACGATTCGCCGCCCGAGGAAGTGCCCGAGCCGATCAGGCAGGCGATGCACCTTTGCATTGCGCACTGGTTCGCAAACCGGGAAGCCGTGGACGAAAACGCGAGAGCTGAATTGCCGATGGGCGTGCGGTATCTCCTCGGCAAGTTTCGCAAAAATATGGGTGTCTGAAATGCAAGCTGGAAAATTGTCTCATTCGGTGCAGATTCAATCGCTGGTAAGCGCGCAGGACGCCGGCACCGGCATCATCACAGAAAGTTGGGACACCTTCGCAACCGTCTGGGCCGAGGTGCGCCCGCTGTCCGCGCGCGAGTTCATCGCCGCCGCCGCATCGCAGTCGAAGGTTACGGCGACGGTGAAGATTCGTTATCTGGCCGACATCAAGCCGAGCATGCGCGTGGTGGACGGGGCTGACATTTACCAGGTCGAGGGAGTTCTGCCTGATCCAAAAAGCGGGCGCGAATATCTCACGCTGCCGGTGTCTCAGATCCTGACGGGGTGAACGATGCTGAACATCGAGACGAAGCTGACCGGCAACCTGGTTGCGGACCTGGACAAGTTCGAGGCCAGCATCAAGGACAGCGTGATATTCAGTGGGGCGGCCGCTATGGCTCGCGTGATCTATGACGAAGTGAAGCTCAATACATCCGGCGCGCGCAAAACCGGGATGCCGTTGGACCCGCCGGGCGTCAAAACCGGCACCTTGAACAATGCAATCTATCGCGTGTACGCGGCCGACCGTTCATCGCAGTATGTCAAGGTGTACCGCGTGAGCGTGAACAAATCGAAGGCCCCGCATTGGCACCTGCTCGAATACGGTCACTCGCGCGCGCCAGCGCACCCATTCATCCGGCCCGCCTGGGACCATGTGCAGCGGGCCATCGCTGCCGGAAAGGCCCGCATGGCCGAGCGACTTTCAGATGGCACGATGGGATTGCCGACATGACAGTCGAGGCGAGCATATTCCTGGCGCTCAAGAACCTGGTGAACAGCCGGGTGTACCGCGACATCGCGCCGGCCAACGTGACGACGCTGCCGCGGATCACGTTTCAGCAGGTCGGCGGCGTCGGCGTGAACTTCATCGACCCGACCGTGCCGTCGAAAAAAAATGCTCGGTTCCAGGTTAACGGCTGGGACGCCACCAGGGACGGCGCGGCTGCCCTGTCGCGCTCAGTCGAGGACGCGCTGCGCGCCTATACCGCGCTCGGGACAACCGTCCTGGGGGCGCCTGTGGCCGTGTATGAGGCCGACACGGGGCTTTTCGGAACGATGCAAGATTTCAGTTTTTGGCACACGTCATAGATTTTTAACCCGCCTTCGGGCGATCCCACTGGCCGCTTAATCAGCGGCTTTTTTTATGTCCTGATGAAAGGAACACTCGAATGATCTCGCTTCCCAATGGTTCAATCGTAGCAATCGCGGCGTCCTATGGGGCCGCCAAAGTAATGACCGGAATCAGCAACGCCAACCCCGGCATCGCATCGCTCGCTGTCGGTCATACGATTGCGGCCGGCGACTTCATGGAAGTTACAAGCGGCTGGACGCGACTGACCGACAAGATCGTCAAGGCTGGCGTGCCCGTCGCCGACGACATTCCGCTGGTCGGCATCGACACGTCACTCACGTCGATCTATCCGGCAGCGAGCGGCGCGGGCACGATCCGGGAAATCCTGACCTGGACGCAACTCTCGCAAATTCTGTCGAGTTCCAGCAGCGGGGGCGAGCAGCAATTCCTCGACTATCAGCTCCTCGAAGCGGACGCCAAGAAACGCATCCCGACGTTCAAAAACGCGGCCGGCCTGAGTTTCAGCATCGCAGACGATCCCACGCTCGCAGGCTTCATCCTGGCTGCAGCGGCCAATGACGACCGCTTGCCGCGCGCGGTGAAGATCACGCTGCCGAGCGCCGCCGTGCTGCTCTACAACGCCTACATCAGCCTGAACAAAACGCCGTCGCTCACCGTCAACGAGATTATGGCCGTCGAGGTCACGCTGTCGCTGCTGGCCGAGCCCGTTCGCTACGCGGCTGCCTGATGGCAAAGCTCAAGCTCGTTGCAAACCCCACCTTCCGCGCGAAGGTTGGGATTCCTGTGGCCGGTGGGCCAGAAGTGCCCATCGAATTCGTGTTCAAGCACCGAACGAAGACGGTGCTCGACGAATGGATCAAGTCGCGCTCGGACAAAGGCGACATCGACTCGTTCATGGAAATGGTCGAGGGATGGGATCTCGAGGATCCGTTCAACAGGGAAAACGTCGAAACGCTGCTCGAAAATTATATCGGCACGGCGCTCTCGACGTACCGCGTCTATGTCGACCAGCTCATCCAGTCAAAACTAAAAAACTAAAAGCCGCCTCGGTCGCGCTTTACACGCCTGGGCCGAGCGCGGCAGAGGCGAAGGCGTTTGGCCTCACGTTGGAGGAGGCGACACCGGAAACCGAAATCTGGCCCGACAACGCGCGGGCGGTCGAGGTGTTCGTCGCTATGTCAACGCAATGGCGAATCGGGGCGGTGGGCGCGGTGGGCCTCGACTACAACGTGGTCCCGCTGGTGATGCGCATGATCGGCATCCCCGCCAGCGAACGCCTTGGCCTGTTCGAGAGCCTGCGCACGATGGAAGAAACCGCGCTCGCCACGATGCGCGAAAACCGGAGCAAGACATGAGGGATCCAGCATGAGCGACGTAATCGGCAGGGGAGTCATCGAGGTATCGGCAGACTCTACCAAGCTCAAGGCTGGGCTAGAGGACGCGAAACGCTCGCTCGCGGGTCTCGGGATCGCCGCGTCCAATGTGACGAAAGGCACCAGCGCGTCTATCGACAAATATGTGCGCGCGCTCGGCATCCAGTCGCAGACCATCGGCAAGTCTGCGCGCGAAGCCGAATTGCTCAAGCTCGGCCTGCGCGGAGCAACCGAGGCGCAATTGAAAGCAGCCGACGCGGCCTTGAGGATGACCGAGCGGCACAAACAATGGGTCACCATCGGGCAGGAGGCGCGGCGCGGCTTGCTCATGTTGGGGGCGGCAGCCGCCACCGGATTCATCGCCGCTGCCGTGGCGCTAGACCACCTGGTCAAAAAGGCCGGCGACTTTCAGGATATGGCCGAGAAAATCGGCGACACCTCGGAGAACATTGCATCGCTTGCCGTTTCCGCCGCCGTCGGCGGTATTGGCATGGAGGCCGTAGTCGGCGCTTCGGCGAAACTGAGCAAGGCGCTCACCGGTGTTGACGACGATTCCAAGGCAGCAGGCGCTGCAATCTCGGCGCTCGGGCTGGATTTGGGCAAGTTCAAGCAGTTGGCTCCTGCCGATCAATTCGAAACCATCGCCAAGGCGCTTGCGGGATTCGAGGACGGAACGCAAAAGACGGCCGTCGTAATGGCGCTATTCGGCAAGGCGGGCGCCGAAATGCTGCCCTTCCTCAAGGAACTTGGGGCGGAGGGCGGGCGGCAAGTCATCCTCACCGAAGAACAGATCCGCAAGGCAGACGAATACTCGGACGCGCAGAAGCGGCTGCACGCGCAGATCAGCCTGTATGCCTCGGCCATCGCGACCGATATGATCCCGGCGTACAACGATCTGAGCGGCGCGTTCCTTGACTTGCTCAAGGGAATCGCCGGCGTCGAAACTGGATCGAAGGACCTCAAGAACAGTACAGCGATTCAAGACTTCGCCAACTCCGCGTCCAGGTCGCTCGCCTTCCTTATTGATATGTTTGACGGAGTTGCGCGCTCTTTCCTCGTTGTTGGCAAGTCGATCGGGGGATGGGAGGCAGCCAAGTCTTTCCTGCTCCAAGGCGAAATAAAGCTGGCCGTTGCGGCCTTGGCCGAAGCGGACGCCGACATACAGAAGACCCTGGCGCGGCCAACGATGGGATCGCTCCTCGAAGCGCGCATTGCCGAACGCGAGACGAAGGCGGCGTCCGGTTTCGGTTTCACCAAAGCACCGCCGGGTTCGCGGCCCAAGCTCGATTTCGAAGGGGCGCAAAAAAAGGACTCCGGGAAAGCGGCGGCGGCTGCTGCTGCCGAAGCCAAGGCGCAGCTCACCTACGACATCGACCAGATCAAGAAACGCAGCGAGGCCACTATCGGCGCGTACGCCAACGCCGAAAAGATCATGGAGGCGAGGCGCGCTGCAAACCTCATCGACGAAAAACAATACTACGCCTCGAAACTCGGGTTCCTGAACATCAACAGCCAAGCGCAAGAGGCGGCGATCCAGCAGGAGATCGAGCGCCTACAGCGCGAACAGCTCGTCGGAAAAGACAAGATCGAGAACGATCGCAAGATTGCCGATGCGCAGGCGCGGCTTGCGAAGGTGCGCGCTGACGCCGTTGCCAATATCGAGATCAACGGTATTCAAGAGGCCGCCGCGAACAAAAAGATCGCGCAGTCCTACATCGACGCCACGGAGGCGGCGCAAGCGTACATCGACACGATCAACAAGCAGAACGCCCGCGAGATAGCGGGGATCGGCCGCGGCGCGAAATTCCGCGCCGACCAGGCCGGCATCGGGGTGATCGAGGACAAGCAAACCACATCGCGCCAAGGGCTGGAAGGGGATTTGCGCCGCGGGCAGATTGACCGGGACACGTTCGATAGATACCTCGCCGTCGTCAACGACACCTATACGAAGGAAATCGCTGCGTACACGGAGCGCACAAAGGCGATCAACGCCAGTCAAGCCGAATGGTCGAACGGGGCCAGCGAGGCGCTTCGCAATTACTACGACGAATCGCAAAACATCGCCAAGCAAACCGAGGACCTGTTCACCCGCGCTTTCCAGAATATGGAGGATGCGCTGGTCAACTTCACGCAGACCGGTAAGATGGATTTCAAATCGCTCGCGAATTCCATCATCGCGGACATCACGCGCGTCGCGATCAAGCAAAGCATCCTCGCCCCTCTTTCGAAGGCAATGGGCGAAAACGCGGGCGGGTTCAGTTCGTTGCTCGGAAATCTATTCGGGGCAAGCACCCAGGCCGCGGCGCCTGTAGCGGACGCCTTTTTCAAAGCCTCGGGCGGCTCGGTAACTGCCGGCACCCCGTATATGGTCGGCGAGCGCGGCCCGGAACTATTCATCCCGAGTTCGTCTGGAAACATCATGCCGAATGGTGCGGGCGTCAACGTCACCAATGTGTTCCACATTACCGGGGCGACCGACCGGAGATCGCAAGCGCAGATCGCGGCGGCGGCGGGTCAAGGTGTGCAGCGGGCAATGGCGAGGAACAACTAAATGGAGTTTATCGAAACGCCGCGCTTTCCCGAGAGCATTTCCGCCGGGGCGCATTTCGGGCCAGCCTATTCCACGGCCGTCGCGCGCAACCTTGGCGGCAAGGAGGTTCGCAACCAAAACTGGTCATACCCGCTTTGCGAGGGCGACGTGTCCTACGGAGTGCGCAACCAAGCCCAACTGGACGACCTGTTGGCGTTTTTCCACGGCGTTGCTGGAATGCACAAGGGGTTCCGGTTCAAGAATTTCAGCGACTACCAGGCCATCGGCGCCCAGGGGGCGTTGACTGTCATCACGACGGATACAACGTGGCAGATGCACAAAATGTACACGTTCGGCGCGCTGGCGACTCCAAAGCGAATATCGAAGCCGGTGGCCGCCGGCCTGGTGGTGACTGGCGGAGGCACGTACACCGTGGACATGACAACCGGCATTGTCACGCGCACCGCGGGCGCCAATCCTACCGGATGGCAAGGGCAGTTCGACATTCCGTGCCGGTTCAATATCGACAAGATGCTGCCGCAATGGATCGCCTACAAACTTTACGATTGGACGGCAATTCCCATTGTCGAGATTCGCCTATGAAAACCCTGCCGGCGGCGCTCGCGGCGCACATTGCTACGCGGTCAACAACGCTCGCGATCGCGCTCAAAATCACCCGCACCGATAGCGTAGTGTTCGGGTTCACTTCCCACGACCTCGACGACGTGATCGGCGGCGTCACCTATCGCGCGGACCCTGGGCTTGACGCGACCGACATCGTAATTGCCGCGGACGCCGCAGTCGGCAACCTAGAGCTGTCCACCTTGCACGACGGGACCACGTTCACCACGGCGGACGTGCTCGGCGGGGTGTGGCGTAACGCCGCGTTCCTGATTTTCCGCTACAACTGGATGGCTCTGGGCGACGGGATCGACACGCTACTCGCCGGGACGGTTGGCGAATTCCAGCTTTTGCAGAATTCTGTGATCGCGGAACTGCGCGATTTGCGCCAATACATTCAACAGCCCGTCGGGGACGCAAGCAGCAAAACGTGCCGGGCGCGCCTGGGCGATGCCAGGTGCCGCAAGGACGTGACGGGGTTCACGTACACCGGCACGATCACCGCGTGGATAAGCAATTCGACACTCAGGGATTCGGCCCGCACCGAGGCGACCGGGTGGTTTGACGAAGGGGAAATTACGTTCCTTGCCGGCACCTTCGCCGGGCGCTCCGCCAAAATCAAAACCTTTGTGGCTGGCGGCACGTTCGAGCTTGTACAGCCAATGAGCGGGGCGCTGAACTATGGCTGGACATACCGGGTCGTCGCCGGTTGCAGAAAGCGTCTTGAGGAGGATTGCCGCGTCAAATTCAATAACGTGCTTAATTTCGTTGGGGAACCGCATCGCATGGGCGTCAACAGTCTAATCAAACCGGCGGCGGCGCAATGACGACCCGAGCAGACGTAATGCGCGTCGCGCGCAGCTACATTGGCACGCCGTTCCATCACATGAGCCGTCTACCTGGAGTCGGCATGGATTGCTCCGGCCTTTTGATTTGTGTCGGGCGGGAACTCGGCCTGGTTGCGCCGGATTTCGATGTGCCCGCCTATACCCCAACACCGGACGGCCACAGCATGGTGCAGTGGTGCGACGCCAACATGACGCGGATTAGTCAGGCGGAAATGAAACCGGGTGACGCGATTCTGCTGGTCGTCGATCAACACCCGCAACACCTGGGGATCCTCGGCGACTACCCGCACGGCGGCCTTTCCATCATTCACGCCGCGAACAACGCGTCGCCTCCGCGCGTGATCGAAACAAGATTGATGTTGAGCCGCACGCAACGCTTTGTCGCAGCGTATCGCTTGCCGGGGGTAGTGTAATGGCACAGCTTGTTCTTGCGGCGGCAGGTGCCGTCATCGGTTCCATTGTCCCCGGCGTCGGCACGGCTTTGGGGTGGTCGATCGGGTCCATGTTGGGCGGCGCCCTTGTTGGAAGTCCGACGCAAAAAATCCAGGGCGAGCAGCAGCAATTGATGGATTTGCGAATTACCGGCTCAGAATACGGCCAGGCAATTCCTTTCCTCCTGGGCTCGGCGGCTATCGCAGGGCAAATGTGGTGGAACACAGATCGGCGGCCGACGACGACCACGACGACGACGAGCAGCGGCGGCAAGGGTGGCGGCGGCGGCACCGAAGTCACAAGCTCCACGATCAGCTACGACATGGATTGCCTGATTGGCCTTACCGACAACGAGATTATCGGCATCGCCCGCATTTGGATGAATGGCGAATTGATCTGGACGGCGGATTCGGACGCGACGGAATCAAGCCTCGCGGCCAGCGTGGTGTCGAACAAGTGGACGCGCCTGACGGTTTATACAGGCGCCGACGACCAGCTTCCAGATCCAACATACGAGGCGGCCGTCGGAATCGGCAATGCCCCGGCCTATCGTGGGCGCGGTTCCGTTTTCATCGAAGGGCTGAAACTCGGGCAGGGCGGCCAGGTTCCGAATCTGACGTTCGAGGTGGTGGCGGCGGGCATGGTCTACGGTGCCGGGTTCGCGACGTTCGATACGTCGAAGGGGACAAACGGCGAAGCGAATTTTAGGTATGGCTACGACATCGTGCCGCCGTGGGCGAAGCCGAATTCAAACCTATATGTGACTGGCCCCTGGGTGACGTATGCGTGGGGCTCGGCAGCGCCGACCGTTTTTCATTCGACCGGAAAATATTATTGCGAATTCGCCCTATATGACAATCCAGGCGGGCTCGGGATCTGCAACGAGAACTGGCGACCGAACGATTGGCCGGCCAACAGCAGCCATATCCTCGGCGAAAATGAAAATTCCTATGGATTGTTTCCGGTGTGGGGCGGCGGATACTATTCGGGCGCCTACAAGATGCACAACGGGGTTCAAGCGCATTTTTCCAACTACAACTATTTACAAGGATGCCGCGCCAGTTTGTTGCTCGATCTTGACGCGGGGACGCTCGGCCTTTGGATAAATGGCGTCGATCAGGGAATTGCCTTCACCGGTATCACAGGCTCATGGGGTCCGGCCGGGATGGTGCAGCAATGGAAGTACGGTTCGGGGTGCACGATTATTTCCGACCCGGCCTATTACGTATACGCGCCGCCGACCGGATACTTGCCGTGGATGGCAAGCGCGCCGACGATTCTAAAAGGGCCGCCGACCGTTAAGGTGGCAGTAGAGACCCTGTGCCAGCGCGCGGACCTTTTGGCTTCGCAGGTAGATGCCGCCGCGTTATCTAGCATTACCCGCAAAGTCGCGTCGCTTGGCATTTCGCAAATAGCGCCGACGCGCACGGCGCTCGAACTTTTGATGTCGGCGTTCTTTTTCGAAATGGTTGTGAGTGACAAAATCTACTTCCGCCCTCGCGGTGTGGCCTCGGTCGCGGACATCCCTTACGCGGACCTTGGCGCAAGCGGCGGGGATGGCGAGGCCGAACCCTTGCCCCTGTTGCAAGCGAACGAGTTGGAGATCCCCGCGCAGATCGCGCTGACGTACATCAACATTCTGGACGACTACCAGACCGACACACAATACAGCGACAGGCTGATAAGCGCGGCATCGGGCACCGTCAATACGGTGCAAATGGCGCTCGGCATGGAGCCTGGCGAAGCCAAGGCCATTGCGGACACGATGCTCGCGGATCAAGCGGCGAGCGTGGTAAGCACGACAATCAAACTGCTCGGCAATTATTGCCGCCTGGAACCGACCGACGTGGTAACGGTGGCCGGCGTCAACGGCGAGAGCTTCCGCCTTCGTCTGGTGAAAAAAACTGATTCTTACCCGGTCCTGGACTTCGAGGCCGTTGTAGATTCCGCGTCGGTTCTCGTGTCCCCAGGGGTGACCAGCGTTGATTACATTTCCAGCTCGGAAGTGCTGTTTCCTCCGGTAACGCTGATGGAATTGATGGACATTCCAATACTGGCCGAAGCAGACAACGACGCCGGGTTTTATGCGGCGGCGAAGGGTGACACGGCGGCGTGGCCTGGCGCGGCGATTTTCCAAAGCGTTGACGATGTGGAGTACGTCCGCAAGGCGACCATCCCCTTGCCCGCCGTGTTCGGCACTTGCACGACGACACTCGGCGCGTGGAACGGTGGCCGAATTTTTGACGAACAAAACAGCGTCACGGTCGACGTCGGGCTCGGCCAGTTGCAAAGCACCACGCGCGCGGCGCTTCTAAACAGCCAGGCCATCAACGCGATGATGATCGGGGCCGAGTTCATCCAATACCGCACGGCGACGCTCATCTCCTCTGGCGTATACAAGCTGACTGGATTGCTGCGCGGCGGGCGCGGCACCGAGTGGGCGATGGCGGGTCACGCAGCAAGCGAACGGTGCGTCGCGCTTTCCGCGAACGGGATGCGGCGAATCGCGATGACGAATAGCGAAATCGGCCTTGCCCGTTTTTACAAGGGCGTGACCCTGGGCGGCGCGTTAAGTAGCGCGACGGCCGAGGCGTTCACGGACATCGCGGTCGGGCTCAAACCTTTTTCGCCGTTCGACTTGCGCGCCAAGCGCGATGCCTCGAACAACATTGCCTTCACCTGGCAACGGCGTACCCGGTTCGACGTGCGCATTATCGGGACACTCGGAATTAGCGTGCCTTTGGGCGAGGAGGTAGAAGCCTACGCGCTGGACATTTACGCCGATGGCACCTACGCAACAGTGGTGCGAACGATCGGCGCTGCCGTTGGCGCGGCCGTCTACACCGCCGCCGAGCAAGCCGCCGACGGGCTTACGCCAGGCGACGCTGTGCATTACAGACTGTATCAAATCTCGGCCAGCGTCGGCCGTGGCTATCCATTGGAGCGAGCTGCATGAACCTGCAAACGATCAACGCATCAGCTTCGCCCGAGGTGCAGATAAATGAAAATTTCGAAGTGCTGGACTGGGCGACGGTCTACGCGAAAGATCCTGTCACGACGAACGCGCTGACCTGGGGCTATTTTGGCGGGCGATGGGGCGGGTTCGAAATTGCCGCCGGGACATTGACGCTCACCGACGCAGCGACGAATTATGTCGTCATTGAGGTGGCGACGGGAATACTCAGCGCGAGCGCGGCGGCGACAAATTGGGACGACACGGTAAATTACCGGCGCGTCTACAAGCTCACCACGGCGGGCGGCGTAGTCACGGCGATCGAGGATCATCGCAACGGGCCAGGCGGGGCGCTTTCTGGATTGAAAGGTGACACAGGCGACACAGGGCCGCAAGGCCCGACCGGGGCGACGGGTGCGGATTCGACCGTACCAGGGCCAACCGGGCCGGCTGGTGCGGACGGCACAGGGACCGGGGATGTAGTTGGGCCTGCAAGTTCGGCGGACGGACGCCTGGCCCTTTTCGATGGGGTGACGGGTAAGCTACTTAAAGAGGCTGCGGTGTCCCTTGCGGCCTTGGCGCAGCTCGACCTGGTGCAAGTGTGGACGAAGGCGCAACGCGGCGCGGCACCGGCCGGACTGACCTCGACAACCGGGGCGACGGCGATCGACCTCGACACCGGCAACAATTTCACCATGACCATGACGGAGAATTCCACGCTTTCGGCGCCGTCCAATCCGGTGCAAGGGCAATCGGGGTGCATCGTAATCACGCAGCACGCCAGCGCGGCGAAAACCCTGGCATACAACGCATTCTGGAAATTCCCAGGCGGCACCGTGCCGGCGTTGACGACAGCGGTGGGCGCGGTGGACGTGTTCACCTATTACGTCGAGTCGGCCACGCGCGCGACCTGCGCGCTCTTGAAAGACATCAAATGACCGTACCAGGCTGCCTCAACGCGATGGCACTTGCGGTGTCGGCTGCGCTTGCGCCCGCCGGGATGATGGCAACCGGCGGAACAATCACGACAGACGGCGCGTACACGGTGCACACGTTCACCGCGGGTGGCACGTTCGCGGTGACGAGTGGCAGCAGCAACGTCGAATGCCTCGTTGTCGCGGGCGGCGGCGGCGGCGGTTCTGGAAACGGTGGCGGCGGCGGCGGTGGCGCTGGCGGCCTTGTCTATCAAGCGGTGCGGGCGGTCGGGCCTGGTTCGTATTCGGTGACGGTCGGGGCTGGCGGTGCAGGCCGCGGCGGCAATACTTCCGTTCCCGCCGACAGCGGTGCGAATTCAACTTTTGACACCATCACGGCGCTCGGCGGAGGCGGCGGCGGCAATTATTCCGGTGGCTCCGGCGGTTCTGGCGTTGCCGGCGGTTCCGGTGGTGGGGCCAATTATACCGGCGCTGTCGGCGCAGCTACGCAGGCAGATTCAGGCGGCGCTACCGGTTACGGTTATGCCGGTGGCGTCTGTTCCGCTTTCAGCGCGCCCGCCTACGGCGGCGGTGGCGGCGGCGGCGCGGGCGGCGCGGG